GGCATTGACAGCACTCCATTCAGAGAGGAGGTGAGGGATCGTGCCTAGGACGCCGGGAGTGATTCTTCCTTCAGCATATTCCTCAAAGGAAGAGCTGGAAAAGGACCTCAAACGACGCGGTGAGAATGCGGGGTTTACCCCATTTGACGCCGACTCGTTCTTTTCTCATTCAGATTCTGACGACGAGTTTGTCGCTCAGGCCGAGGCTGCCTCGGATTTCCTTTCCCACTACGGCGTCAAGGGCATGAAGTGGGGTCAGAGTCGAGCGGCCAAGAAGGCTTCTCGTGAAAGCCCTTCGGACGAAGCCCGTAAGGTCGGCGAGATCAACACCCGAGTCAAGTCGCACCGGTCCACCAAGATGCTCACCAACAAGGAGCTTCAGGACGCGATCACCCGAATGAACCTGGAGCAGCAGTATTCCAGGCTGACCGGCGGGATGGACAAGAGTCGGCGTGAGAGGGTGGCCGACTTCATGAATGAGTTGATCACCGGCACGGTCAAGGATACTGTTCGCAGTGCCGCCAAGGGACAGGTCCAGGAAGCTGTCGAGAAGCAGACGCAGACCGGTAAGTATGACCCGGTGGCGGTTGCCAAGCGGCAGGCCGAGCTAGCTTCGGCGAAAGCTCGTACGCGGCAGGCGAATGCGTCATGAGCGACGGCATCATGCTCGCATATCTTCCGACCGATGGAAGCTGGTGCAAGCAGCCGCTGCCGCATCTGACGCTTGTCTATGCGGGAACGCTGCAGGACCGTAACTACAGCGATTTCAATCAGATCGCCAAGGACGCCATTCTGCTGACTCGGGTGACTCCGCCATTTTCGCTAGACGTCATCGGCGTCGAGCAGTTCGGTGATGACGACGAGAGGGTGGATGTCCTTACCCTCTCTACCACTCCTGAGCTTATTCGGGCTCGTGAACTGGTCGAGTACTGGAACATGAGCGAGCACAAGGAGTTCAACCCGCATGCCACGGTCGGTCCGGTCGGGTCGGCTCGCGGCGTGCTTCCGACAAAGCTCTATTTCGATCGAATCATGGTCGCTTTCGGCAACGAGGACATGGTCTTCCGCTTGTCTTATGATTATGCGGATGAAGGTCTCAGTAAGGCGTCTAGGTATTAGAGAGTGAGGGTTGGCGATGGGTCTATCTAATACGGCGACCCCGTATTACTACGGACAATTCCGTAACGCAGTAATTCGAGGCGACATCCCCGTCAATCGAGAGATCTCGATGGAGATGAACCGCATCGATGCGCTCATCGCCAACCCGAACGTCTATTACGACGACCAGGCTGTCGAAGGCTGGATTCTTTTCTGTGAGAAGGAGCTTACGCTCACTGACGGAACGGATCTCAACCTGCTGCCCACGTTCAAGTTGTGGGGCGAGCAGATCTTCGGCTGGTACCACTTCGTCGAACGTAGCGTCTACGAGCCCACCGAGGACAATCACGGTGGCCGTTACGTCACCAAGGTCATCAAGAAGCGTCTCACCACGAAGCAGTACCTAATCGTGGCTCGTGGCGCGGCCAAGTCGATGTACGCCGAGACCATTCAGGCATATTTCCTGAATGTCGACACGACCACGACGCACCAGATCACCACCGCGCCGACCATGAAGCAGGCAGAAGAGGTGATGAGTCCGCTTCGGACTGCCATCACCCGGGCCAGGGGCCCGCTCTTCAAATTCCTGACCGAAGGGTCGATGCAGAACACCACTGGCTCGCGAGTTCTGCGCCAGAAGCTGGCTGCGACGAAGAAGGGTATCGAGAACTTCCTGACTGGAAGCATTCTCGAGATCCGACCGATGTCCATCGCCAAGCTGCAGGGTCTTCGGCCCAAGGTGTCCACCGTCGACGAGTGGCTCTCCGGCGATATTCGGGAGGACGTCGTCGGCGCGATCGAACAGGGCGCCTCCAAGCTGGATGACTACCTGATTGTCGCGATCAGTTCCGAAGGAACGGTTCGTAACGGCTCAGGTGACACCATCAAGCTCGAGCTGGCCGATATTCTCAAGGGTGAGTACGTCGCACCGCACGTCTCGATCTTCCACTACAAGCTCGACGAGGTCGAAGAGGTCGACGACCCAGCCATGTGGCTGAAGGCTCAGCCTAATCTCGGCAAGACCATCTCGTACGACACCTATCAGCTGGATGTAGAGCGGGCCGAGAAAGCTCCGGCTTCGCGGAACGATATTCTGGCCAAGCGGTTCGGCATTCCGATGGAGGGGTACACCTACTTCTTCACCTATGAAGAGACGCTGCCGCATCGTCCTCAGATTTTCTGGGAATTGCCATGCGCCTTGGGCGCGGACCTTTCGCAGGGTGACGACTTCTGTGCTTTTACGTTTCTCTTCCCGCTGCGGAACGGTAAGTTCGGCGTAAAGACCCGAAGCTATATCACTGAGCTGACGCTCATGAAGCTTCCGGGCGCCATGCGTCAGAAGTACGACGAGTTCATCAAAGAGGAAAGCCTTCATGTCCTCGATGGAACCATTCTGGACATGATGGAGGTTTACGACGATCTCGACAAGCATATTCAGGACTCTAAGTACGACGTAAGAGCTTTCGGGTTCGACCCCTACAACGCCAAGGAATTTGTCCAGCGTTGGGAGGCCGAGAACGGGCCTTTTGGGATCGAGAAGGTGATCCAGGGAGCTAAGACCGAGTCCGTTCCACTCGGTGAGCTAAAGATCCTCAGCGAGGAACGCCTACTCATCTTCGATGAGGATCTAATGTCCTTTACGATGGGTAATGCCATCACTATCGAAGATACCAACGGTAACCGGAAGCTTCTCAAGAAGCGTCAGGATGAGAAGATCGACAACGTGGCGGCCCTCATGGACGCCTACATCGCTTACAAGGCGAACAAGGAGGCGTTCGAATGATTCATGATGATAAGCCGCCCCTCGACGAAGATCTGCTGATGCACTTCGGCGTCAAGGGCATGAAGTGGGGTACTAGAAAGGCCGACCTTCCAGGCGTCTCTCGAAAAACGAACAAGGAAGCAAAGGGAGATGCTCAGGAATTCGCACGGGCTAAGCTGTTCTACGGTGAGGGCGCGGGTACTCGACGCAAGCTGATCAAAGCGAAGGTCGAATCTAAGAGCAAGCAGGACCCGAACTACAAGAAGGCGTTCGATCACCACTTAGGTCAGCAGGATCTCGGTCGTCATGCCGAGAAGGCTCGGGGTGAGCGTCGTCGCAAGGACACGAGGGCTTCGGTCGGCAAGAACGCTCGTGCGGTAAACCGCGCGGTCAACGGCCCATTTGCTGCTCCGGTTGCAGTCGGTCTTGTAACCGCCGGTGCAGCTTATGCTCAGCGGTCTGGGCTTGATCGGAAAGTGATGTCCCAGGTCAGAACCTTCATGAACAACCAGGCGCTGAGGCGGGAAGTAAACGACCTCCTGCGAAACCGTTAAAATTCGGAGAGGAGGTGGAAGATGCCATTCAAGGATCGACTGAGTCACGCTTGGAATGCGTTTGTCAACATGGACAATCGCAATGCGGGCGCGGCCGACTACGGTACGAGCTACAGCATTCGGCCGGACCGTTCGCGACTCGGGGTTACGAATGAACGTTCTATCATTTCTTCGGTGTACACCCGGATCGCGATTGACGTGGCCAGCATTCCGATTCGACACGTTAGGCTCGACGATGAGGAACGCTATATCGGGGACGTCAAGAGTGGGCTGAACAACTGTCTTACGGTCGAAGCCAACCTAGATCAGGCGGCTCGCGATATTTTCCAGGACGTCGTCACGACGATGTTCGACAAGGGTATCGCCGCAGTTGTTCCAGTCGACACCTCGATTAAGCCGGAGAATGGCGGCAGCTTCGACATCAGGACCATGCGTGTCGGTGAGATCCTTCAGTGGTTCCCGAAGCATATTCGGGTATCGCTGTACAACGAGGAGACCGGCCGTCGGGAAGAGGTGATCGTCGAGAAGCGGTTTACCGCTATCATCCCGAACCCCTTCTATCAGGTCATGAACGAGCCGAACTCGACGCTTCAGCGCTTGCTGAGGAAGCTCAATCTGCTGGATTCAGTGGATGAGCAGTCCAGTTCCGGAAAGCTCGACATGATCATCCAGCTGCCTTACGTGATCAAGTCGGAGGCTCGTCGCCAGCAGGCTGACCAGCGTCGACGCGACATCGAGTTCCAGCTCAAGGGCAGTCAGTACGGCATTGCCTACACTGACGGAACCGAGAAGATCACGCAGCTCAACCGACCGGCCGAGAACAACCTGCTCAAGCAGGTGGAGTTCTTGACGTCGTTGCTCTACAGCCAGCTCGGCATCACGCAGAACGTGATGGACGGTACGGCTGACGAAGCTACGATGCTCAACTACTACAGCCGGACCGTTGATCCGATTATCAGCGGCATTGTGCAGGAGATGCGGCGCAAGTTCCTCACCAAGACCGCTCGCACTCAGGGGCAGTCGATTGCCTACTTCCGTGACGCCTTCAAGTTGGTGCCCATCAGCCAGTTGGCCGAGATCGCCGACAAGTTCACACGGAACGAGATTCTGTCGTCCAACGAGATCCGTCAGGTCATCGGCATCAAGCCGAACACGTCGGACCCGAAGGCCGATCAGCTGCGGAACAGCAACATGCCGCAGTCGGAGCTCGGGCAAGGTGAAGGTCCGCTCAGAGTTCCGTCGTCTAGAGGCGACCTTCCTCCGGCTCCGGACTTCGACGCCATGGACCAGGTCATGAATGAGATGTTCGACGGTCTTTCCGCCGACATCGATGAGATGACCAGGGAGATGGGATGACTCTGGCGCGCGTCGAGAACTTCCTCGCGCACTATTCGTCTGAGTATTACGATCCAGTCAAGGCGCACGAGTACTACCTTCGCACCAGAGAGCTCAAAGGTCGACAATCGACCAAGGGAATGACCGAGCAGCAGCGACAAGGCTGGTCGTATGCGAAGAAGCAGATCGCAGAACGACAGAAGGCCGACGTCGCTGGTGCCTCGGAGTCTCGCAAGCAGGCTGTGGAACGACTTCGGGAAACAGCCCAGGCGAGACGCGAAGAGATCAGTGGGAAACTTCGTTCGCTCCTTGAGACCATCAGTGCGCAGCGTTCCGAAGCGGCAGAAGCCATTTCAGCCGACCAGGAAACCGCTTTGACTAAGCTGGTCGCAGACCAAAAGGCGCAGTCAGCCGAGATCAGAGAAGCAGCCGCTCGAAAGATCGCTGCCTTGCCTCCAATTCCGAAAGGGGTTAGTGACGAACAGCGTGCCAAGCTAGTTGCTCGGCGTGCCGAACAGATTGCGGAGGTCAATGGCTCTGCCTGGACCGACATGGTCAAGCTGGCAGTGCAGGGTTACAACGATCGAAACGCAATCCTTACGGAGACGGAGAACAAGCGAACCGCTCTAACCGAAGCCACCAAGCAACAGCAGGAACAGGTCCGAGCGGAAGCTGTTTCTTCCCGAGAAATAGTGAGCGCGAGTCTGAAGGCAGCAGTCGAAAAGGCTCGAGCTGATTACGAAGCTCGTCGAGAACAAACCAAAGCCGAGTACGAAGCAACGGCGCAACGCGAGTACGACGCCATCAGGACACGCGTCTAACCCCATAGAAAGGAGACGTCAAAATGGGAGCAGCAGAACCGGATTTCAGCGGCTGGGCGACTAAGGTCGGCATCAAGTGCAGTGACGGTCGAACCATCACCGCCGAGGCGTTCAAGCACATGGACGGTATGACCGTCCCCCTCGTGTGGCAGCACGCCCACGGAGAGCCGACCAACGTGTTGGGCCATGCCATCCTGGAGCACCGGGAGGGCGAAGGTGTCTACACCTACGCCTACTTCAACGACACGCCGCAGGGTCAGAACTCCAAGGCGCTCGTTCAGCACGGCGACATCAAGAACCTTTCGATCTTCGCCAACAAGCTGGTCGAGAAGAGCAAGCAGGTCTTTCACGGAATGATCCGCGAGGTTTCGTTGGTGCTGTCTGGGGCCAATCCCGGCGCAGTCATCGAGAACGTCGCTATCGCTCACAGTGACGGCTTCAACGAGGTGCTCGAGGACGAGGCGGTTATCTACACCGGTCTCGAGCTCGAGCACGAGGACATGGCTCACACGGATCTCGAGCACGCTGAGGACGACGCGACGGTTCAGGACATCATCGAGTCGATGACCGAAGAGCAGCGGGACGTCCTCTTCTACATGGTCGGCCAGGCCCTCAAGCAGTCGGATGATTCCGAAGGCGTTGAGCACTCGGACGACAAGACCGACGACAAGATCGACGACAAGACCGACGACAAGACCGACGACAGCACCGACAAGATCACCCACAGTGACGAGGAAGGTACCAACATGGGACACAACGTTTTCGAGAAGAACGGCGAGAAGGTGGAGACCGGCGGCACGCTGTCCCACGACGACCTCAACAGCATCCTGAAGGTTGCCAAGCGTGACGGCTCCCTCAAGGAGGCCTTCCTGGCACACGCTGTCGAGTACGGCATCGAGAACATCGATGTCCTCTTCCCGGACGCCAAGACCATCTCCAACACCCCCGAGCTCATTGCTCGGCGGATGGAGTGGGTCAACACGGTCATCAACGGCACCAAGAAGTCGCCGTTCTCGCGGATCAAGACGGTGTCGGCTGACATCACCCTCGAGCAGGCCCGGGCCAAGGGTTACGTCAAGGGCAACCTGAAGAAGGAAGAGTGGTTCACGCTCGCGAAGCGGGTCACCACGCCCACCACGATCTACAAGAAGCAGAAGCTGGACCGTGATGACATCATCGACATCACGGATCTCGACGTCGTCGCCTTCATGAAGGGCGAGATGCGGCTGATGCTCGACGAGGAGATCGCCCGGGCCATCCTGCTGGGTGACGGTCGCGAGGTGGACGACGAGGACAAGGTCAACGAGTCCAACATCCGCCCGATCGCCCACGACGAGGACTTCTACACCCACCGGGTCATTCTCCCGGCGGCCACCGGTGGCGACACCCTGGTCGAGGCCATCCTGCGGGCGCGTCCGAAGTACCGGGGTTCCGGTCAGCCGACGCTGTTCTGCACCGAGGACCTCCTCACCGACCTGCTGCTCGGTCGGGACAAGATGGGTCGTCGCTACTACGAGAACGCGGAGGTCCTCAAGACCGCGCTCCGTGTTCGCGACATCGTGACCGTCGACGCCATGGAGGATGTTGGCACGGACGGTGGCGACCTGATGGCCGTTCTCGTCAACCTCATCGACTACACCGTCGGCGCTGACCGCGGCGGCAACGTGTCGATGTTCGACGACTTCGACATCGACTACAACCAGTACAAGTACCTGATCGAGACCCGGATCTCCGGTGCTCTCACCAAGTTCAAGTCGGCTCAGGCGTTCGTCCGCGCTTCGGGCACTCTGGTTGTGGCGACCGTTCCCACCTTCAACGCGACGACTGGTGTTGTCACCATTCCGACCGTTACCGGTGTGATCTACCGCAACGGTGACACCGACGCCGCGCTTGCGGCCGGTGCACAGCCTGCCATCGCGGCGGGTGAGTCGATCGAGATCGTGGCGGAGCCTGACAACGGCTACTACTTCGGTCACAACACCGACAACGACTGGACCTTCGTCCGCAACCTCTGATGGAGTTAGCGCATGACGAAGTTCTATGGGACGGTGGGCTACAGCCTTGGTA